CGTCCATTTGCGCCCTTCACCAGCATTCGCACGGTAAATTTCTCCCCATGTTCTGTGGTTGTTTTCCCGCTGGCCTTATACCTGCCAATGCCCGCCATAATCTCCTGCATAAGCAGCTCGTAATTATTTGCATTATACCCCAGCGCCGCCTGAAATACAACCGCCTTATCTCGCCCACTGGCGCCCTCCTTCATATTAAGCGAATAGTTCAACAGCTTTTCTTTTACACCGTGTGCATATTCGTACTTTGGAAGAAGTTCTGCAGGATCTTTCGCCACATGCTCGGCGTTAAAATCGGCTATCATTTTGTCGACGCGCTTTTGCTCTCGAACGGCCGCGGACGCGGTTGACGCCGCCGAGCGATCCCACCCTGCAACGGCAAGCCGCTCGTGGTATGGTTTCAGATCGTTATCGTCGCAGAACTTTGTGTAGGCCGCGTTCTGATCCTGCAGGCGCTTGGCGGACTGCGCATATTTCTCCTGCAATTTTGCCTTGCCTGCCGTATCTTCGCAGCTTTTCACGGCTGTGTGCAGCGCCGTGCACTTGCGCTTCTGCGCCCGGATGCGGCGTTCCATCGCGCGCTGCGTCTGCGACAGCTCATACGCGCGTCGGTTGGCTTCGGTATCGATCGGCTTGTTATGATTCTGGCTGACGCCCGGCAGGAACGGCGTGAAGGAATGGCGACAGTTATAGCCGCACAGGCCAAGCGGATTTTCCGGGTAGCCGGTCGCGTCCAGCAGGTTATCGAACTGCGCGTCCTTGCCAGCGATGCAGTACACCTTGCCCTGCCAGCCGGCATGATCGGCGATTGGGTCGGTATCGGACACACGCGCGCCCAGATGCTGCGACACCAGCACATGATTCCAGCCCATGTCTTTGCACTGCTGGATCGTCATGTTCCCGGATGACTGCGCCACGCCCGTGCGGATGCAGCGCAGTACCGCCACTTCCAGCGTGTCCTTATGGCCGGACGGATAGCGCACGATTGGCTGTACCTGCCCCAGCTCTTTTATGCCCTCCAGCATAGCGGCGGTGTAGGACTGCGCCCCGGTACGTACCTTCCAATACGCCGCGTCGCAGATATCGATGAACGCCTGATTGGTCGCGCCGGCCGTCGTGCGCGTGATGTTGGAAATTTCGCCGACCGTGCGTTCATAGGCGTCCGTGATGATTGCCATCATGCCGGGCGACAGGCCAGAAAACGTCACAGCGGCAGCTTCGGCGTCTGCCTTCGCTGCCTGAATGCCGCTGTCCTTGAAGATCTTTGCGATCTCCGGCTGCGATTTGCCGGTGCTTTTGGCCAACGCCTTCTGGATTTCGTCCAGATTGCCGCCGGCCTGTTCCAGCACCCATGCCTGCCATTCATCCGTGCCGGTCAGCAGCTTTTCTTCGCCGTGGCCGAAGCGGATCATGAAGCGCTCGATCATGTCGCGGGCAATCCATTCCGTCAGGCCATCCAGCAACGGCAGCAGAGTTTCGCCGATCTCCTGAAACTGTTCCGGGGTGATCATTCGGTATCAGGGAACAGCCCCGGCTTTGCTGTGTTGGCTTCGGCGTAGGCCGCTTTTGCGTCGTCTTCGCTGAAGCCTTCAAAGCGCACCAGATACATCCACCACGGCAAAACGCCGAGCTGGCAAAGGCTTTTTGTGTTCTGCCGGTCCTCTTCGTAGCTATACGTTATGTCGCCGAAATTGTACGCCACGGTATACGTGCCATAGGGCGCCAGATCGTAGATATCAGCATAGTCGTTCAACGCCTGAATCAGGTCATCCACAGCTGCCTGAATGCGGTCGCGGATGTCCTTGATGCGCTGGATGGTGCGGCGGTCATCAGCTTCCACCTGCGTTGCGGTGGCAAGGCCCTGCTTTTCGTTATAGCTAAAATAGCCTTCCGAAAAGCCGCACTTGGTCGACAAGCTTTGCAGCAGCATATTGATGCCGGTCTGGCGTTCGCCGGTTTTCAGCTTGCGATCGATTTCCTGATAGAAACTTTCGGCCGCCGAGCCGGCAACGTTTTGCACATAGCGCGGCAGCCGCACGGAAACATTCTTCCGCCCGGGCTCACGCAGCAGACGGTCATCCACAAGGGCGATCGACCGGGAATCCTGAATTTCGTCCACCATCGCCGACCATGCAACGTCCAGCCCCCGCAGCTCTGGCAAGGCGTTGGCGTAGATAGACATACCGCATGCGCCGCCGTCAATGTTGTTGGCGTCCGGCATGGTGCACACAGCAAATAGCGGCGCAGTATCATCCAGCACGGCGTCCGGCAGGATGCCCACCCAATCCGGCACTTCGTCCAGATTCACACGGGATGCCGATGCTTTGCCCTTCGCCAGCCGGAACGCGCGGTTGGAAACCACATAATGCATCCCGTCGTAGCGGTGATATTCGGCCTTGACATAGTAATAATCCGGCGTCGCCTTCGTGTCGTACAGCACAACGCCCGTCACGCGCTTTCGGTTATCCACAGCGGTGATCGTAAATTCCGGCGGCGTGTACAGACCGATGCTGTCCGGCGTTGGTTTCAGCAAAAACATGCCAGCAGCGCAGCCCACGTCCACCATGTCACGCAGGAACGGAATCAGTTCTTCGTTCAGACGTTCCTGCAGCCAATCCGCGCGGGCCGAGCCGGACAGTTTGACGCTGACACCCATCGTCGCAAGGCGCGCAGCTTCGCCGGTCACTGCCTTTGCAAAATTGATGGTGCGATCCTGATCGTTTGCCCACGGCGGGGTGCCCGTCCAGATCTGCATCCACAGGTCTTCCGCTTCGCGCATTTCCGGCGTTACCAGCGGCGCAATGCGGAATTCTTCGCGGATCTGCTTTTTCACGCTGTCCAGCGGGATATTGATTTTCACAGGCAGCCAACCTCCTTGAACACTTCGCACATTTTCGGAAACTGCGAAGCAATCCAGTCCACGTATGTTTCGTCATGGCCGTATTCCGGATGCGTAAAGTTTTCGGACAGCCCGCTTTCAAACAGAAATGCATGAATGATTTCATGACGCATAACTTTTTCCTGATAGACGCTATAGTCTTTTAGGTCGCAGTCTTTGGCCTTTTTTGAAATAACAATGGTCTTTACCGTTTTGTCGCAGTAACCATCGCATTTTTCAAGCATTGCATCTTCGGCCGCCGCGGCTTCAATGATTTCATATTCCGTCCCCAAAATATTTACAGTCATGCACTTGCCCCCCTGCGCATCGTCAGCGGTTCCAGTGCGTACCGCGTGGCGTCGATGCTATGGTTATTCACGTCCGGGTATCCGGTGACGACGTTGCCGTCTCTGTCCCGCTCGTATTCGTATTCTGAAAATTCTTTCGCTGCATTCGGGCAGCGCACCGGGTCGATGATGATGCGCCGGCGCTGCAGCCACTTCATGCCGTGTTCGATCGACCCCGGGCCTTTAACGGCACCTGTGACGGGTAGGCCCATTTCGCGGTGATCGTTGACGCTTTTCGGTTCGGCCGAATCGGCCGTGATGGTGTAATCGTCATAGCCGTGTTCGATGATCCAACGCGCCGTCTGTTCGTTCGATTCCTTGTTGACGTAGTGTTCTGCGAAGATATACACCGCCTCGCGGTCGCTGTCGTAGTAGCAACGGATGAAGCAGTACGGATCGGGATACCAGCCCCAGTCCTCGCCCTGGAAGATGCGGTCGAAATGTGAAATCTCTTCGTCTGTGATCTCCCGCTGTTCCAGATAGTCAAAGACGCTGCCGCCGTCGCCGTTGGCCACGCCCTCGTATTCGTGTTCGTATGCTGCCGGGTTGACTTCCTTCAGGTGCTCCGCATCGGAGATAAACTTCGCGCCCAGCCATTCCGGCGGCGCTTCCGTGTAGCTGGAATGATGGAAAACGCGCCCCGGATTCGGGACAAGCCGCTCCTTGTTGACCCAACTGGACTTGGATTTCGGCGGGTTGTATGACGAAAAATCATAGGAATCCGCGCCGCCGCGCAGCACGGATTGGTTGATAGAACGTTCTTCTTCCGGCCCGCAAAGCTGGTCTTTTTCTTCCTTCCACAGGATGCCGATATAGCCGAACGGCGGCTTGATGGATTTCAGCTTCAACGGGTCGTCACAGCCTCGAAAATAAATCGTCTGGCCGGTTTCTTTCAGCACGATTTCCAGCGGCGAAAGCTTGCAGTTGAACTCATCGTATAGCCCCAGTTCATTGATCGCCCATTTCATCTGGGCATACACGCTGTCTTTCAGGGTGTTGCCCATCTTGCGGATGATACAGGCATGCATCGTCGGGTTGTTTTTCAGCAGCTCGACGATTTTCAGGGATATATACGACGATTTCAGGCCGCCGCGGCCGCCCTCGAAGACGTACGTCATGTTCGGCTGAATGCGCCGGTTGATGTCCACAAACGCCCGGCCTAGTACGCGTGCCGGCAGCTCATAGTGCGCAGATGCACGCGCTGCCGCCTTTATTTCTTGCTCTTCCTTGATGCGCAGCGACTTCTCAAGGTCGCCGGCTGCGCGTAGACGGTCAGCGATGGAGGTTTCGATGCCGAACTGGTCTTTTTCCTGCCCACGCATGATCGCCGTGCGCAGCTCCTGGATCTCTTTCAGGGATGCCGTGCGCTCGGATTCGATTTTTTCCTGCCGCCGCGCTATATAGATTTTTATGTCAGGTTTTGTCAGGTTTTCCGCTCCGATGGATTTGGCGGTTTTTGCCGAGTACCCTGCTCTGCGCGCCGCCTCGGTCGCGTTGCCCAATTCGATGTAAAAATCCGCAAAAGCGCGCTGCTTTGGCGTGAGATTCATGGGATCACCCGCTATAGATTTTCGCCAGCGTTTTTACGACATCCGCCATGCTGTAAGTCTCCAGTACGCGCGTGCTGATATGATTCCTGGTTTCATCGGTTTCTGCCTTTTCCAGCACGTATTTTGTTACCATCCGGCCAAGCCGCTCGGAGTAGTGCTGTAACTGATTGACTTTGTAATGCTCGCCGCGCTGGTTCAGCGCCGCCTGCAGTTTGTAGGTAAGTTGTTTCAGATTCATAACCGCACCAGAATGCACAAAGCACCGAACCCGAAACCGGGCCGGTGCTTTGCTTTGTTGAGAGACATGAGAAAACCGGAGTTGACAGAGACAAGAGAAAAAGCCATGCGTACATTCTGCAAAAAGAATCAAAGGAAGAGAGGTATATCACAAAGTGACTTGCGGGACCGGTCTCTCTCGCAATCCCGCGATATCACTTTAACACAGATTCCCGTGAAAATGTTCCCGATTTTTTCCCACGTTACGCTCACGTCTCTGTGAGGCCGTACATTGTGATTGTAAAATTCCGCAGTGCGCAATCCTTCCAACGGTAAGCTGTCGTTTTCTCGATGGCCAATTCCCGGCACAGCCGCTCGACGCCGCCGATACACGGCGTGATGTAAAAACGCTGCAGCACACAGCGGTCCCGCTCAGAGAGCTGATTCAAGGCACGATCCACGCGGCGTACACGGTTCTCGGTCAAGCGCTGCGCCTCTTCCAGCCGCTCACGTTTCAGGATGTTGTTGACGAGCGCATCGTCCCTGCCGTTTGAGCCACCGGCGACCGGGCTGCCGTCCGCCGAGGCGCTGCGGATGCTTGTGATCTCCGTTGCCAGGTCAGCGATCTGATCTCTGATGTTTTCAATTGCCGCCTTTCGGTTCATGTAGTTGCGCAGCTCATCAGCCGCCTCCCGCTTCCAGTCCAATTAAGTCACCTCGTTTCGTTTGCCATAGCCACAAAAGTCGTCCGGACCTTCGCGGTCGAGGTGGACTGAGCACCATCCCAGCTGCGGCTTATTGTATGATCGGCAGTGGCGGCAATGTACCACCGGCGCAACGTCGGCAGCCGGTAGATCGTGCAAAATGCAGATCGCCTTTGCCCATGTGCGGCGGTTTTTGTCCTTGTCATGTGACGCGGCGGCCGTCAGTGCTTTATCCAGCGCTTTCCGCTCGATGTATTCAGGTTCCATTGTCCAGCCTCACTTTCAGCCGTTCCACCTTGCGTCTGCGCACATCGCGCACATCATCCGCGCATAAAAACAGCATCTTCATTTGTTCGAGCATGATCTCCACATCGGCAATCTCCTCGGCAATATGTTCGATCGAACCCCTTCCGCGCAGATTTTTGCACAGTTCCTTTTGCAGTTCGCTCATTTCCTCCATCGTCACAACGATCTGTAGGACAGATCCGTAGGTGCCCAGTGCTCTACGCAGCACTTCCGATTCAGCGATATATTCACCCATTCCGTCCCTCGCTTCCCGGGACAATGCGATCCCAGCACTCTGTGCATATCTGCGGCACGCTTTTCTTTGTATTCCAGTTCTTCTCGCACAGACATTCAGTACCGTTTTCCGGCTCATATCCGTATTCATCCGGGCATCCCGCACATCCGCCGCTGAAGCGTGCATCCGCCTTGTCCGGATGCTCCAGCACCAACAGCTCGCGGAATGTGCAGCCGTGCGACTTCCTTACAAGCATATCTACCCGAAAATTGTCCCAGTCTGCCGTCGGCACGCCGACATAGTCGCACCACGCGCGTTCCAGCTTCGCACCGGCAGATTCCGCCCAGTCCGGAAGAAACACGACGTAGTCCACCGCCTCCATCTCCGCGAAACAGATGCGCATATAGTCCAGCTTGGCCAACCCCTCCGGCGCCGTGGCCGGATTGATGACCGTCGCGCCCTGCCGCTCAAGCTGTGCAGCCGCTCGGGCAAATTTCCCCTTATAGTTCGGATCCCCGGCGATTTTCCCTGATATGTAGATTTTCATGGTTGTCCTCCTTTGTTTTTTACATAGCCACCGCATCAGCGAGTGCGGCCATCGTCTCAATTTTCCCGGGCATGGCATACTCCGGTAGGTTCGCTGCCACAACGGCCGCAGCCATCGGCGGGCAGACGGCATTGCCGCATCTGGCTACTTGCTGCGTCTTCGGGTATGGCTTTCCGGCCGCATCATGGTCGATGATGTAATCCGGAGGAAAGCCCATGGCGTTGTACAGCTCCCGAGGCGACAGCATCCGCAGGCCAATGTCTGCGATATAGTACGGCGCCCCGCCGATTGACAGGAGCAGCAGATCGTCCTCGCCCAGCGCATAGCCGCAGTACAGGTTCAGCAAGTCGCGGATCTGCGGCCAATGGTGCAGCCGCTCGGATGTGCTGATTTTATAAAGCACTGCCTTGCAGCAGCCAAACACGCCGCCCGCTGTCTGTGTCGGCAGCGGCTCCGACGGCCGTGTGCCGACTTCGTCCCGCTTGTACTTGACCACGTGGGCAGCGCATACCGCATTGTGGTCGATGGCCGTCACTGTCGGCAGCGGCTCTCCCGCTTTCTCACCGTCCACCCCGCTGTAATACTTGACTACATGTGCAGCAACCACGGCTTCCCGGTCGTGGCTCGTGACCGTATGCATCGGGCTTTGCACATCCAACGGCCGGCCGCCGCCGTAATACTCCACCAGATTCGCGCAGGTAAGGCCGTAACGGTTCGAGGCGTCCACCGTGCAGACGGGCTTATCCAGTCCAGCCGCTCGGGCGCTTTCTGTTTTCTCCGTGTGGTACTGGATCAGTGACGGCGATAGCAGCATCTGCCCGCCGCCTCCGCCTGTACGGACTGTGTTCATTGGTTCGGCGGCCGGTGCTCCGGCACTGTTGCTGGTGTTCGTCATCGTCAGCGGCGTGAGGACCGGCCGGCAAATGTCACCGGTGTGCTTTGCCGTAATCGTTTTACACGGCTCTTGGCTATCCGTGACGTGCCCACCTCCGGAATGGTTACAATCAACGATGAACGGCGCCCCGGATTTGATCGTGAACTTGTCCACGCCGCGAATAATGCGGCGCATGGTGTTGTCCGCCAGCGGCCGGACGGCGGAAATGCCGTACCGCTCGTGGATTTCATCCTTCGTCGAAAAAATCGAAGGGCACGGCAGCGACCAGTCGATGATCTCCGCGGCGCTGCGCCATGGCAGCAGTTTTCCGTTGTGCACTTCCGCACTGTTTCGCGGGGCGTGTGTGCGCTCCGGCCAGACGATCGCACGTCCGTCGCAGCGGGCAATCAGCACCAGCCGACGTCTGGTAGTCGGCGCACCATAGTCGGCTGCCACCAGCTCGCGCCATTCCACGGTATACCCCAGTTCCCGAAGCTGCCCGACAAACTTCTGGAATGTCGTTCCGGCCAACTTCTTTACCGGCTTTCCTTTGCGCACCGGTCCCCACGTCTGGAACTCTTCGACGTTTTCGAGGATGATGACGCGCGGGCGTACCTTCGCCGCCCAGCGCAGGACGATCCACGCGAGGCCCCGGATCTTGCGGTCAACAAGTGCTGCGCCCTTTGCCTTTGAAAAATGCTTGCAGTCCGGAGAGAACCATGCCAGTGCCACCGGTCGCCCTCGGCAGACCGTCTCCGGATCCACGTCCCAGACAGATACCTGGTAATGCTCCGTGTGCGGATGGTTCGCCTCGTGCATCCGGATCGCTGCCGGGTCGTGATTGATTGCCGCATTGACGATACGCCCAAGCGCCAGCTCGATTCCCGTGGACGCGCCGCCGCCACCGGCAAAGCTGTCAACGATGATCTCGCCGTCAAGCGTCTCCTGTGTGCGCAGCATCATGTCGCCTCCCCCGCACCGATTGCGAGCTGCCCGGCGGCATACAGCTCGTACACCGTCCGTCCTCGATCATCTGCCATATACGGCAGGAAGATCTGCTGCATCGGCACATCACAGGATTCGATCAGCGCCATTTGCGCCAGCACCCAGTCGCGCACGTTCCGCCACGCGGTCATTTCTGCCTGCTCTCGGTCGGCCTTGATCTTCTGATTTGCAAACGCCCGCAGCGTTCCGTCTACGGCCGCCGGCAGGCGGAAGCCGCGCGGCCCCGCCGGCGTGTCGATCCCAAACGCGATTGCCTGCGGCTTGCCATTATCGTAGTCAATCATGATCTTGGTGGCGCCGTGGCGTGCAAGCGCGCCTTGGATTTCCCCGATGGATGTATATACGTCCACTTTCGTCGTATAGTTTTTGATTGCCATGTGCCCACCTCACTCCGGATCGCCGAGAAACCGGATCACGCCCTGACGCAGCTGCACCCGGTACGGCTCCAGCTCCACGGCCGTCATGTACTTGTGGCCGAAATGCTCCTTCATCCGCCACCAGACTTCCCACGGCACGCGATAGACCGCGCGGCCGCGCAGACACACCAGCACGAAGACCAGCGCGCCCTTCTTGGCGTGCGACTGCATGGCGTGCGCCTGCTCATCCGTCACCGCGCTTTGCAGGATGCGGTCTTTGTCCGTGGCCTTGGCTTCAAACACCACGCTGCGGCCGCCGTCGATCGTGCCCTGAAAATCCGGCTGCGCCTGCTTGGTGAAAACCGCCTCGAACGACCAGCAGCCGCTCGGATTCTGACGCCGGCCGGAAATGACCTTGATTGGCTCCGGTGTCTTGTCGATCTCTGCGATGCCATGCGCCCGGTAATACGCGCAGGCCGTGAGGATCTGCGCCTCAAAGCCTTCTCCGGTCGCGCGGCTGATGCTCCCCTGTGCCTGACGCGCCGGGTTTTTCGCCGACTCCTCGGCGTGGAAAAACTGCAGCGCCTTTTCATACGCCACAGGATCCAGCTTGCGCGCCGCCTGTTTCTGATAGCGCGGCGGCAGGCTGTCCATACGAATTCCCATTGTGTGCGCTCCTTCCTATGCGGTGTCTTTGATCTCGTAATACTCCTGCCACGGCCAGCCGGTCGGGACGTGCCAGCCGCTCTTATACTCCGACCCATCGTCAAAGCGATAGAGATGCATACCCCGTCTGGCCTTCGGCTCTTTTCTCCACGTCTCGGCCTTGACCACCTGATAGCGGATCTCCGGCTTTGCCATGCCGGCACTGCAGGTGTACCGCCGGCGGCGG